TTGCTACCATCATGGGTAATATTCGTCAGGAATCAACTTTTGTTCCTAACATTTGTGAAGGTGGTAGCAGAACCAGTTGGGGTAACTGTGGACGCGGTTACGGACTGATTCAATGGACATCTGCCAATCGATATTATGGATTGGGTGATTTCGCTAAGAAGTATGGTGGTTCACCATCAACACTTCACACGCAACTTCGTTATCTAACAAATGAAGTCCAATGGCAAAAGATTGAGGAGCGTATGAAGACTCCTGGGAAATCTATTGACCGTTACATGGACTATGCGTATAGTTGGATCGGATGGGGGCATCATGGTGCTCGTACATCTTATGCATATGAATATGCTTCCAAGCTGATCAAGGTAGAAGTTTGACAAAATAGAATAAATAGGGGGTGCTGATCACACCCCCTTACCATGTTTAATTTTCAAATAGGTAAGAAGAAAGTAAGTACAAAAGACATGATGATTGTGTCTGGAGTTCTTGCTTTTGTTGTATCTGGACTAGCTAGTTGCGTTGCTATGCCAGAAGAAAAAATTTGGTGTGTGGTAGATCAAGTCACACGACCACTAAATATCGAAGTATTAGAGGATGTAAAACTGAAGATTGATGAGATCATAACTTGTAGATCACAGAAAGCAGTTGGGGATGCTATTGACAAAGTAACCCCAGAGTATGATAGAATAATAGAAGAAGCAAACAGGAAGTACCGACCTCGTTATGTTGAAGAAGCAAACGATGAAAAAGTGTGCTATACTAACGAGTGTAAGTCACTCGCCCCACCCATGAGGATCTGTGCCCCATGGGTTGACGATTGCCCCAAAATCTGATATAATATTCTCATGTTTCAGTAGCTCAGCGGATAGAGCAACCGCCTTCTAAGCGGTCGGTCGTTGGTTCGATCCCAACCTGAAACGCCTTGCGGACATGGTGTAGAGGTAACATCTGAGCCTTCCAAGCTCCAGTCACGGGTTCGATCCCCGTTGTCCGCTTCTTAACCAAATCTTAGTTGACATACACACGAAAATATCTTAGTATATCCTTGTGTCTTAAGATTTTTTTAAGACTTCTAAACACTATTGTCGTTTAATAACAATACAAACTTTTATGAAACTCAAACAACTTATGCTTGCACCTGTTGCTCTGGGAATGGTTGCTCCTGTTGCTGCGAATGCCGCAGATCTTAATATGGCAGCAGTCAACCAATATACTTCCGCTGAGCAGGTTTCAAGTATTACTAAATTGTCTGATGTTCAACCTACAGATTGGGCATATCAGGCACTCAGCAACCTCGTAGAGCGTTATGGTTGCGTTGCTGGTTACGAGAATGGAACTTTCCTTGGTGGAAAGGCAATGACCCGCTTTGAGGCAGCAGCACTTCTGAATGCTTGCCTTGATCGTGTAACCGAAGTTACCGATGAACTCCAGCGTCTTGCTAATGAGTTCTCTAACGAACTGCAAGTTATTCGAGGTCGTGTTGCTAAACTGGAGAAACAAGTTGGGACTCTCCAAGCAACTCAATTCTCCACTACAACCAAACTCAAAGGTGAAGCAACCTTCGTTCTGGGTGGTGTAGATGGTGCTCGTCTTGCTAACAGCAGCAATGTCGGTAACACTGCTTTCAACTACGATGTTCGTCTGAGCTTTGATACTTCCTTCACTGGTAAGGATCTGTTGAAGACCCGTCTGCGTTCTGGTAATTTCTCCAGTCAACCCTTTGGTTCTTCCTCGTCTCTGTTCAAACTGGACAAGGCAGAAACTTATGCAAACACTGTAACTCTTGATCGTCTGTATTATAGCTTCCCTGGTCTTACCAAAGGTATGACTCTGACTGCTGGTGCTCAGGTTCGTAACACTGAGATGGCTTGGGTTCCTACTGCCTATCGTTCAGACATTCTGGACTTCTTCTCTGTTGCTGGTGCTCCTGGTGTCTACAACAAGGCAACTGGTTCTGGTTTCGGTGCTCAGTGGGTTCAACCTACCAAGAAAGGTAAGCCTGGTTTTGTTGCTGGTATCAACTATGTTGCCCAGAACGGAAACGATTCTACCAAAGGTCAGTTTGATGAAGATGGTTCTCTGAACACTCTGGCACAGGTTGGTTACCGTGCTCCTCAGTATGGTGTTGCTTTCGGTTACCGCTACGGTACTGAAGGAACTCGTGTTCGTAACTTCAACGCTATCGGTGGTGGTTCTGGTGCTCTTGCTGCTAACCAAACCTCCAATGGTTATGCTTTCAACGCATACTGGCAACCCAAGAAGTCTGGTATCATTCCTTCTGTGAGTGGTGCTTATGGTTGGAACACTGTGAGTGTTTCTAACAACCGTCCAACTCCTAATGGTGCTACCGACTCCCAAACTTGGTTTGTTGGTACTCAGTGGAGCGATGTATTTTCTAAGGGTAATGCTGCTGGTTTCGCCATTGGTGCTCCTGGTAATGCTTCTTCACTCAAAGCAGATCAGAAAGCGATTATGTGGGAAGCATTCTATCGTTACAAAGTTAGCGATAATATCAGCGTAACTCCTGCTGTGTTCTATGTGTCCAACAACCAAGGTCTGAAGCAAGCTTCGGATAATTATGGTGGTGTGATTCAGACAACCTTCCGTTTCTGATAGTTGACAGCCTTCCCCTATATGGTGTATAATAGCTATATACCCTATAGGGGTTTTTGCCCGAATGGTGTAATGGTAGCCACGCATGACTTAGGATCATGTTCCGTAAGGAGTGGAGGTTCAAGTCCTCTTTCGGGCACCTACTGGAGGTTCACATGTCACTTATTTCGCAAACAGACCGCCAAATGGCGATTGAAGCATTGGAGTATTATGTTCAAAAATTGAAAGATGACAACTGTAATCAAGCAGCAATCAATTCCTTCCAAACACTTCTTAATTGGATCGAACTGGAATATTTCAAACATGAAAATTAATCTGTGGTATTGCTCTCACATGAAACAATGGAGATGGTCACTCACAGATGACCACCGCCCAGTTGTTCGTCAAGAATCTGGACAACAACCTTTTCTTCGTGATGCAATGAATGACATTGCAAATACAGTAGAATACATGATGGAAACTAAACAACCTTAATATTGTTGCCCAGTAGCTCAGCGGTAGAGCATTCGACTGTTAATCGACTGGTCGCTGGTTCGATCCCAGCCTGGGCAGTTGGTACTCGTTAGGCAGATAGCCTAGAAAGAGACCAAGTTGTGTTACTTGCGTTGGAAAGATAAACCAAAATGCCGTAACACTCCTGGGAGATTGGCGCAGTGGTAGCGCAGCTGCTTTACACGCAGACGGTCGTTGGTTCAAATCCGACATTTCCCATTTGTCACATATATACTTTATTGAGTATAATATGTGACATGTTAAAAATTAGATGCAAAACTTGTAATAAAGAATTAGAAAGCCATCCAACACAAACTAGATGTTGTGGTTGTTCAAATATGACAACTGTACGTGGGGATAAAATCTCAGCAGTTGATTTAACACAAATTGTCATGTTAAATTCAGTAAAAGAATCTAGTAAAAAGACAATTTTTTCTGCCGAAGATCTTGTTTATCAAGAAGCAAGAAGGCAACGTAAAGTTCGTAAATTGGACTTTGAAATCCGCTAGGTGAGGTGGTCGAGTGGTTTATGGCAGCGGTCTTGAAAACCGCCGAGGTTAATAGCCTCCGTGGGTTCAAATCCCACCCTCACCGCTTTTAATATTTTCTTAATCTAAGTCTTGAAAGTCTAACCTTTCTTGACTTTTTTTGTGTCTGAACTATTATATATTATGTTATGAAATCCGTTTATGGATCAGCATACTTATGAGAATTGGCTTAAAATAAAAGCCACTTTTGAAGAGTCTGGTAATATGGACAATATGTTCTATTATCGAGCTTGTGAAATTGTCAAAACCCGAAAAGATCCACTGGCAAAATTTCTTGGAGATGAAAAATGATTCAAGAACAGGATGAACTTATCAGTCGTTCAGAAGTACAGGAGATGATCGATGATGCAATTCGTAAGCACAACCGTAATGCTGCAATTATTTCTATGTGTGTCGGTTGGTTCGTTCTTGCTTTATTTGCTGAAGGTCTCCTCAGACTCATAGGTATCATTCCACCTTTACTGCCATGGCTCAAAATCACATTGAACTAATTGGTTGTATACTGTTATTAGTTTTTGCTTCCACGATGTTCTATCAAGGAACATGTATCCTACGAGGTCATCGTGGTTATTCTTTGAGAGACTATCTCAATCAAGATAGTACCAACATGCGTAAAAGAGTAGAAGAACTATTAAAAGACAAGTAATTAAATGGAACCACACATTAAACAAAGATATCACTTTGCTGCTTCTGCATTTGTGAGAATGTGGGGAAGAGGTGCAATGAGTGATATAAAAATAAAAGAGTTTTGTATGGAATGGGCTCATAAGGATGTTAACGCACCGTTGAGTGGTGATATGGATCAATACTTCTATTATGAGTTCAAGACTTGGAGGGGATACTAATGTTTCATCTTGTAGAGGCATTAGCAGCAAGTCAGATTTGGTTGGGACTTTGTGGAATGGGGTTGACAATCTTACCAATTATGGGTATAATGGTAGTGCATAAAACAAAATAACGGGGTGTAGCTCAGTTTGGTAGAGCACTCGCTTTGGGAGCGAGGGGCCGTAGGTTCAAATCCTATCACCCCGATATCATTTTATAAATAAAATGAAAAAATTGATACGACAAATGACTGAAATTACAGTTGATGAATTGCAACAGTATTTTGAAGATTACCTTGATCGCGTTGGCGAAGGAGAAACTTTTTTAATTAAAAGTGTCAACGGAGATTGTGTTCTTATGCCAATAGATGAGTATGAGGATATGGTGCGAATATGTAGCGGGTTTACTGATTAATTTTATAATGGGACTGTTGCTTATCGGTTAAAGCCCTCTGCTTATAACGGAGTGAACGGGGTTCAACTCCCTGCAGTCCTACCTGCTGCTGGTTTAGCTATCTGGTGAAAGCACCCGACTCATAATCGGACACAGGTGGGATCGTTCCCCACAACCAGCATGGGCTTAAGCCCTCTTGACAATCTCTCAAATTCATTTTATAATTTGTTCGTAGTTCATTCAAAACAATGTCACTCACTGCTAAATTTAAGAAAGACGTTAGTACTCTTCGTGCTGCAGCACATGGAGAAATTCTTCTTGATGTAAAGAATCCGAAACTTTATAAAAAAGTTCGTCGTTTTTATGAAAACGAAGGAGTAATTTTTTCAGGAGACCCACTTGATGACTATGAAATTTTGATGGAGTATATCTATAATGATCTTAAGCATGTAGAAGTAGAAATTTAAAAACAATGGAAAACACACAATATCCTCCTGCAATAAAGCAACTAAAAAATGTTTTATCTTCGGCTAAAGATGTTGTAGTTGGTGCTTTTGAAAACAAATCAGTTTTTGCTAGTGATAATACGCAAAAAAATAGAACTGAAATTTGTAAACAATGTGAATTTTATGTTGCCGAAGATGATCGTTGTAAAATCTGCGGTTGCTACATTTCTAATAAAGTTAAATTCTCAGAGACTTTTTGCCCCATAATGAAATGGGATAAAGAAAGTAATAGTCCTGGAACGACTTAAAACTTATCCTGGTGGAGTCATCCCCAATATGCCCGTGATGGAGACACGTTAACAACCCTGGTCGGGATGGTCAAATGACCCCTGAGGTTTCCAGTTTCCTTAAAAAACTGGTGGTGCGGATGGGGTAACCCCGCCTGGTTTCTTGCCTCCAGACAAAGGGCAAGTGGCGAGCCTGAGTTACATGAGGTGGGTTGCATACCCACCTTTTTTACTTTCAATGCTAAATGAATAACAAACTTAAATTTATATTAGATAAGACTATAAATGTTCAGCATGGAAATAAAACTTTTTACGAACATTTATATAATACTTCTAAAATAATACAACAGCATTTTCCCAATGAACAATATTTAATTGATGCTGGATTGTATCATGCAATCTATGGAACTGATTATTTTAAATTTGATTTAAATATTGATCGTGAAGATGTAAAAAAAATAATAGGAACTCGTGCCGAAGAACTTGTATATTTTTATTCAAATTTAGAAAAACGTATTGATCAAATCTTAGAACATAAATTTGATATTGATTTACAAAAAGAGTTATATATTATAGAGTATGCAAATTTATTAGATCAGATTATTGAATTAAATGATAAAGAATTTGAATACTTTAAAGAAATTAAAAAAAGATTATATTTACATTATAATATTAACATGAGCACTAATTTTTATAAAGATCAATTATTTGTTTTTGATGATAAACTTACTAGGGCGGAGTTAAATCACTTACATCGATATTGTATACAATCTAAGTATAAGTTTGAACACACTAGTGATCCATTGTTTCCATCAAGAGATCTTAGATTTACTTGCCACTTATCTGCCAGAGAACTTGAAGACTCAGGTGTGTTACCCTCTGTACAAAAAATTGTAAATAATCTTAATCAAACTTTATATCTGTATGATTTTTATATTAATCATTATCCACAAATATCTTATGTAAACAGACATATAGACGCAGCATTTTCTGGATGTCTAACTATTATTATTTTTTGTAATAAGTATTGGGATGAAACTTGGGGAGGTGAGTTAAAAATATATGAAGAAAATTCCACAGTACATAAAGTTGTAGATTTTATTCCTGGTAGAATTGTCGTTTTCGATTCTCAAATAGAACATAAAGTATTACCATTAACACCATTTGCACAGGCGGATAGATTTACTTTAGCTATAAAATCTTTTAATGATCCAGAAAATGTAGATAAAATGGATAGAAGTTCAATGATAGAAATTAAATCTATCCAAAAAGAAACTTGACTTTAAACTTATTTTTTTGTATAATATACGATAATTAACTACTAATCATGATTGGATTTAATGCCCTGGGCAAATTAGGCAGACTTGGAAATCAGATGTTTCAGTTTGCCGCAGTAAAGGGAATAGCTAGAAACCGAGGATATCAATTTTGCATTCCCCCATCTTATCAAAAAGATGAATGGTATGATCATCAATTGTTTATCCCGTTTAAACTTAAAAATACAAATTACTTAAACGTTCAATATATTGATGAAGGAAGACCTACAATTCTTGAAGAGACTTTTCATTTTAATGAAAAGCTTTTTAATGAGTGTCCTGACTGGGTAACATTACAAGGGTTCTTTCAAAGCGAAAAATATTTTACTTTTATTAAAGAAGAAATAAAGGGTGACTTTGTGTTCAATGATGACATTCTAGGACCAGCAATGGAAGCAATGACATCATTTAATAATCCAGTTAGCCTCCATGTACGAAGAACTGATTATGTAACCAATACAAATCATACCGCACTTTCCCTAGAATATTATAAAAAGGCATTGGAGGCTTTCCCTAATCGCCAAGTGCTTGTTTTTTCTGATGATCCTAAATGGTGTTTTGAACAAGAAATGTTTAATGATAATCGTTTTATGATTTCAGAAAATACAAATCAATATTTGGATATGTGTCTTATGACTTTGTGTAAAGGACACATCATTGCAAATAGTTCTTTTAGTTGGTGGGGTGCATGGTTATCAAATAGTGAACATGTCGTAGCACCAAAAGGTTGGTTTGAAGGTTCAAATAATTCTCACCTAGATACTAAAGATTTAATTCCTAAAGCATGGGAGCTGGTTTGATGAAAGTTGCAATTAGTTTTATTGGCACTGGTCGTTATCTTAATTTTCTTCCTAAATGGTATGAGCAAGTTAGCGATAATTTTTTACCTGAAGCAGAAAAAACCTTTTTAGTTTTTACTGATGGTGAAGGAGATTTTCCAGAGGATGTTAAAGCATATAAACAAGAACATCTTGATTGGCCCTTTATCACTTTAAAGAGATTTGAAATTCTTCAAAAAGCTAGAGATGTAATCAAAGAAAGTGATTGGTATGTTTTTCTTGACGCAGACCTCATTCCAGTAACTAAGATTACTGCTGAAGAATTTTTTGATGATAGTAAGCCTTACTTCGGTGTACATCATCCTTGTCATTTTCTTGACATGCCTCCTCATAATCAACCTCCTGGAGCATTTGACGTAACAAATCTTTCCCGCGCATGTGTTGAAGAGGGTGATGATATTTCTGTTTATTATCAAGGATGTTTGTGGGGAGGAAAGGGTGAAGAAGTTAGTTCTTTAATTTCATATCTTGCAGATCAAGTTAATAAAGATTTGGATAATAATATAATTGCACAATGGCATGATGAAAGCCACTTAAATAAATTTTTCTCTCAGAATAAAGATAAAGTAAATACCTTACATCCGCAATATGCATTCCCAGAAGTGTTTGCAAACTATTGCGAATTTGAACCAAAAATGCTACACTTATCTAAAGATAATAGTCAATTCCATGTCTAATAAATCTGTTGCCATTCTTTATTCTGGTCAACCGAGAGATTTTATTGAGTGTTGGCCCAACCATCAGCAATATCTTTTTAGTTTTTGTGCAGCAACTGAAATTGCTATTTTTGCACATTTCTGGAACTGTGATTATAAAACTAAAGATTTTATTATTGACGAGGTTGATCCTCATGATGTAGATTTTGAAGAAGCCAAAACGTTCTCTCATCCAACAATTGAATCAGATCCAAGATATTATCATCCGCTAAACAACATTGCTTCTCAGGCATATAGTTTATATAAAGCATCTTTATTGATGGATAAATATGTTCAGGATGCGGAAATTGAAAAGTTTGATTGTGTTATTAGAACCCGCACAGACAATTGGTTCGTAGAACCATTGGGTAAGTTATCTGATTATGATCCAAAAGGACTTCATATTACAGATATTAAGAGCCATACAGATTATGCTTTAGGAGATACATTTGCTTTTGGCGATTATGATACCATGATGGCTTATTGTAGAATGTATCCAGACTTTGAAGATATTTGTACTGAAGGTGTAATTGTGAATCCTGAATGTATTCTTGGATGGAATGTTAAACGAAATAATTTAATCGTTCATAAACATCCATTTTATCCTAAACTCTATAGAGATGTTAGATGACTAAACTTGTAATCTTTGATTTAGATGGTGTCCTTATTGATAGTAAGGATTATCACTTTGATGCTTTGAACAAAGCTCTTGCTAAAGTTGGTGAACAATATGTTATCACTCGTCAAGAGCATGTTAGCATTTACGATGGTCTCCCTACTAGACCTAAATTGGAATTGTTGACAAAAAACAAAGGTCTTCCCACAGAATATTACGAACAAATTTGGCGTGATAAGCAGGAAGAAACTTTTACAATCTTTGACGAGCAAGTACGCAAAGATTATGAGTTGATGAATTATTTTCAACAACTTAAGGATGAAGGATACAACATTGCGGTTGCATCAAATTCTATTAGGAATACTGTTAAAATCATTTTATTAAGATTAGGAGTATTGGAGTTTGTAGACATCTACATCAGTAATGAAGATGTTTATCGCAACAAACCATTTCCAGAAATGTATTGGAAGTGTATGATAAGATTAGGTGCTTTACCTAAAGATACCGTGATTGTAGAAGATAGTCATATTGGAAGACAAGGTGCTATCGATAGTAAATGTCATCTCGTGCCTGTAGATGACCGTAAAGATTTTAATCAACAAAAGGTTGATAAGATTAAATCTCTTTTAAATGATACAACTAAGAAAAAAATTGCATGGAGATCTGAAAAAATGAATGTTCTTGTTCCTATGGCTGGCGCTGGAAGCCGTTTTGCTAATGCTGGTTACACCTTTCCCAAACCTTTGATTGAAGTTCGTGGTAAACCCATGATTCAAGTTGTGGTTGAAGCTTTAAATGTTGAAGCAAAGTATACTTATGTTGTACAGAAGAGTCATTACGAAAAGTACAATCTTCAATATCTGCTTAATCTTCTCACTCCTAATTGCAACATCGTTCAAGTTGACGGTGTTACTGAAGGTGCTGCATGTACAACCCTATTGGCAAAAGAGTTTATCAATACTGAAGAACCTCTGATCATGACCAACTCTGATCAACTTATTCTTTGGGATTCCAATGAAACTTTGTATGCGTTTAATAACGACAATGCCGATGGTGGAATTGTTACTTTCCCTGCCACACATCCCAAGTGGTCTTTTGCTAAGCTTGGGGATGACGGTTATGTTTGTGAAGTTGCTGAAAAGAAACCCATTTCTGAACACGCAACTGCAGGAATTTATTATTGGAAGCATGGTTCAGATTATGTAAAGTATGCTGAACAAATGATCGAAAAGAATATTCGTGTTAATAACGAGTTCTATGTTTGTCCAGTCTACAATGAAGCTATTGAAGATGGCAAAAAGATTCGTATTAAAGAGATTGGAAAAGAAGATATGTGGGGTCTTGGGACTCCCGAAGATCTTGATTACTTCCTGGAGAACTATAAAGGAGAAGTCTGATGAAAGTAGCTCTGTTATTTTTTGGGCAACCTCGTTTTATTGACAATCCAGAAATTGAACGAGTGTATAAAGAAAGTATCTTATCACGTTATGACGTAGATGTTTTTGGTCATACATGGTGGGAAGAAAAAAAAGATTGGGCAAAGGAGTATGAATATTCCACTTGGTCTAAAATTAAACAATGTCCAATCCCAGAGAATGCATTAGAATTAATTTGTGAAAAATACAGTCCTCTAATTTTAATGCACGATGAGCCTGTAAGATTTGAACTTCCACCAAATGCACTTGAGTGGGTAGATGCAAGATACACAGATCGTCATCCAGAAGGACATTGGAATCATCATAACTACAGTAACATTATGTCTCAGCTATACTCCATTAAAAGAGTGGCTGAAATCTTTGATGCTTATCGTAGAGCACCAGAAACAAATCAATCTTACGAGTGGATTATTCTTGCGAGATATGATACAATCTTAGAAAACTTCCCAAATCTTGAAGAATGTGATCCAAGCAAGTTCTATCTTCCTGGTCATCATCCAAGATTTCCAGATACGATTCAATTCTTTGGAACAAAGTATTTGGGTTGGGCAAAGAATGCATTTGATGATGTTGATCATGTCTATGAAGGTATTTGGGAACCTTCTCCAGAAGCATTTAAAATGGGTTCTTTCCTTAGACGATATAGTCATAGTGATTTAGCACCTTGCCCAATGAATGCACATGCCGTAAGAGGTTAGAATGAATTTTGATAAAATCAAACTTTGTGTATTTGACGTAGATGGAGTCTTAGTTAACAGTAGACTCCTCCACTATCCTGCAACTATGCTTGCTCTAAAAGATTATGGGTATCTTTATACTAGAGAAGAGGATGAAAATTTTGGGACAATTCCTACCAGACAAAAATTAAATCTTCTAGCTGAGCAAGGGAAAATTAACAAAGATGCTATTGATTTTATCTGGGATCTTAAAGATGAATATGCATGTGAATTATTTGAAAAAAACATTGTGGTTAATAATGAAATAAGACCACTGTTTAAAAATTTAAAGGAAAATAATCTTAAAATTGCCCTAGCATCTAATGCTAGGTATAGTTTTTTAGATAAAGTAGTTTCTAAATTAAAAGTTGAAGAATATGTAGATTTAATTCTTAGTGCTCAATCTGTTACTCCTAAACCAGATCCAGAAATATATTTTAGTGCTATGAAATATTTTAATGTTCTTCCAGAAAATACTTTAATATTTGAAGATAGTGAAGTTGGAAAGCAAGCAGCTTATGCAAGTGGAGCTTTTGTTTATGAAGTTTCTAGTTTTGATCAATTAACGCGAACAACATTTAAAGAAAATGAAACTTATTGCACATCGAGGTAATGTATCTGGAATTATTTCCGAAAGAGAAAATAGTCCAGATTACATTGATGAAGCTATTTCTCAAGGATATGATGTAGAAATTGATGCATGGTATAATACAAAAACTGAAAAAATATTATTAGGTCATGATGAACCTACCTATGAAGTTAATTGGTATTGGTTAGGTGGACGAAGAGATAATCTTTGGATTCATTGTAAGAATATACAAGCATTATATCAATTTACTTATGGTACAGGAGGATTCAATTTCTTTTGGCATCAAAATGATGACCATACTTTGACAAGTAAAAATTATATTTGGACTTATCCTGGAAAATCTGTTACACCAATGTCAGTAGTTGTAATGCCAGAATGGGTTGTAAATGATATTGGAGATCTAAAGGCTTTAAATTGTTACGGTATCTGTAGTGATTACGTTGAGAAACTCAAATGAAAGTAGCATGTTTGTATTACGGGCAGCCAAGATTCACAGCAAATCCTTATTGCTATGAGTCACATAAAAAATTTATTTTTGATCGATATGATACCGACATCTATGCCCACCTTTGGTGGGATGAAGATGATGCTCAGCAATGGGATCGATCTCATGTATCATCCGATTGGGAATTTTCCACATGGCTTCAGATGGAAAAATGTCCCAAGGATCGCTATGATTTGAACCGATTTATTGAGAAATGGAAACCCCATCATTTAATTACTGAAAAACCAAAACAATTTGAGAATGAAAAAATGTTTTCTCAAATTGAACAGAAGTTTGATTCGGAAAGATTTCATAACAAAAACTTTCACAATCAACTATCCCAGTTATATTCTATAGAGCAGGTAGGGAAGCTTCTAACAAAATTAGATTATACATATGACTTCATTATCACTATTCGCACTGACATAAATATTTGGGATTATCCAGATCTGTACGAATTACATAATAATAAGTTTTATCTTTCATCACATTCTCCACATTTTCCTGATTTGGGATTTATATTTGGAAGAAGATATAAGAAATTTTTAAATGCTTATACTCATACAATGGATGGATTGGTTAACTTAGATGAATGTTGGGCTCCCGTTGCCGAAGCATTTAAGTATTCGTGCTATAACCGATACTACAGTCAAAACGATTTAGTTAGAATTCTCCTACCACTACGTCTTGTTCGTGGGGTAGATTGTAAAGGCCCAACTTGGTAAACTTATGAAAATCACTCTCGTAGGCCCAGGGATTATGCCCATTCCACCAACAGGTTGGGGGGCAGTTGAAATCCTAATATGGGATACAAAAAATGCATTAGAAAGACTTGGACATGAAGTACAAATTGTAAACACAAAAGATGCTCGACAGATCATTGATGAAATCAATGGCTTTCGTCCAGATTTTGTACATGTACATTATGATGAATTTATTCCAATTTATCCTTATATTCAATATCCAAAAGCAATTACAAGCCACTTTGGATATCTAGAACGTCCACAAATGTTCAATGGATATGTAAATATTTTCAATGCATTTGGTGAAGTCAAGCCAAACATTTTTTGTTTGTCTGATGGCATTGCCAAAATTTATCAAGTAATGTTAGGCATTCCGCCAGAGCAATTATTTGTAACTCCAAATGGTGTCAATTCGGAAGCGTTTAATTACACTGATACTCCAGAGTTTGCAGATCGCAGCATTTACCTTGCTAAGGTTGATTATCGTAAGCGTCAGCATCTTTTTCAATCTATTGATAGTCTTTGGTTTGCTGGCAATATTGCAGACTCTAGATTTAATCCAAACAAAAATTACTTAGGTGAGTGGGACAAGGAAACCTTACATCGAGATTTAACTCAATATGGTAATCTTGTATTACTGTCTGATGGCGAAGCACATCCACTGGTTTGTATGGAAGCTTTGACTGCAGGACTTGGAGTAGTTGTTTGTGAATGGGGTAAAGCTAATTTAGATACAACTAAGGAATTCATCACTGTAATTCCAGAAGACAAAGTGACAGATGTAGAATATGTTGAGCAAAAGATCATAGAAAACCGTGAGTACTCTTTACAACATCGCAAAGATATACTAGAATACTCAAAGAACTTTGATTGGATCAAGGTCATTAAAAAACATTACATTCCTAGTGTGACTGAAATTATCAATGGATACAAATAAATCTGCTTATAAATTAAATGGTATATGTCCAATCTATTATCTGAATCTAGATGGGCAACCAGAAAGAAGAAAAAACATTGAAGACCAATTTGCTTACTGGCAAGTCACAAATTATGAAAGAATTTCTGCTTACGATGGTCGGGATGATGATCTTAGCCATATACTCATTGGGAGATATCCAGAGATTTCGTCTGGCGAAGTGGGTTGCGTCACTTCTCACCTTAAAGGAATGAAGCATTGGTTGGAAACTTCTGATACCGACCATGCTATTTTCTGTGAAGATGATTTGGATCTGGAGACTGTAAAGTATTGGCCCTTCACTTGGAAGGAGTTTTATTCTTACATTCCTTATGATTGGGATGTGGTGCAGCTTGCAGTTATTAATCCTCGTAAACTTCTTGGTAATCTTCATCCAAGACTTGTGGATGATTTTTCTACAGCAGCATACATGATCAATCGACGCTATGCTGAAAAGCTTATGGCACTGCATGTTCGTGGAGAAAAGTATAAGCTTGACAATGGCGTTAGACCTAGAGCTGTTGCTGACGATCTAATCTACAACGCAGGAAAAACTTATGCTATCCCAGTATTTCTGTATAAACTAGATCTTGGATCTACGATTCATCCTGAACATGTTGATGTTTTCCATAAAGGAAGTCGTGACGGACTTATTTCTTGGTGGCAAAATGAATCTAATAAAATGGAAATTCATCAATTCTTCGACTTTGAATTCAATAATCTGTAAGCATTTATACTTATTAAAGTCAGTATTTCATAACAAGGGGGCTTGACAGCCCTTTATTTTTGCTATATAATTGTGTAACAGTTCTTTACAAATCTTAAATGACGGTAACAACTAATGATCGTGGTCAACAAAACATGTTTGCCAAAGAGCCTACCATGTACTATGAAAACTATGGCATGGACACTCCCAACCAAGTAAAGGAGAAGTATAATGGACGCTGGGCTATGGTCGGTATTGTTGCTGGTCTCATTTCTTATCTCGGCACTGGCAAGCTCTTCTTCGGCATCTTCTGATGACTGAAGTTGTTTTTACTGCAACCTCTATTGCTTTTTTTGTTACTCTATGCTATGCTGTAGAGCAACTTGCTGAAACTTACTAAGGAGAAAACTTATGAAATTCGGATTCACTCCTGAGGCAGAGATCCTCAATGCACGTCTGGCAATGATTGGTTTTGTTGCTGGTGTTGGTGCTTATCTTACTACTGGACAAATCATTCCTGGCATCTTTTGATGTAAGACTTAATGTTCTTTAACTCTGCCCTAAATACAGGGCAGAGTTTTTTTTTTAGTATTATGCCAAGCGGAGAATTGACTAAAGATATTATACGATGTGAGGTTCTTAAACTTAAAAGAGATTTAGATAGTGAGTGGATGAATAAATTGGGACATGATCCTAAATGGTTAGCACATCAATACCTTAATAAAGTTTTAGATAAAATAGAAGAATATGGAAGATAATATATACCATAGTATTATTAATCGTTATGCATCATCAACTTCATACTGTTTTTCCAACACCTGTTTTTGTGTTTAATATTTTTGAATCAGGAATTTCTGACGCAGAAGACATTGTAAATCAAGTAGAAAAAAATATAGAAAAAGAAATGATGAATGATGATGGAGTCATTCAACAGACTTTAAATGAACAGCTGCATAAAACTGTAGAGAACAAAAGAATTGTTGAATATTTTGAATTATGTTTGGAAGAAATAAGAACCGCTTACGGTTTTGATACTGAAAAATTTTCACTCACTCAAATGTGGGTTAATAAAACATTAAAGGATGGATATCATCCTACACATTATCATCCAAATTCATTTTTAAGTGGTGTTTTTTATTTTGGTGATGGTGGTGATATATGCTTTAAAGATCCAGTGGATAAGAGATTGAGTCAATTAATGGTTCAAAATGAGTTAGATGTATATCACATGTGCCATACTCCCAAACGAGGATTGTTATTAGTTTTTCCAAGCTGGTTGCACCATGGGACAAAAAATAATCATACCGATAAACGTTGGAGTATGAGTTTTAATAGTCTGCCAGAGGGAAAAACTAATCATAGCACTACTTCTGATTTAAGATATTCTAGAATAAACTTGACTATCCATTAATTTTATAAATACCTGGGTGTCGTTGTAAGAATAAAAATGACCCTAGACCTTCATAACTTTTTCAAATTTTATGATGATGGTAATGCAAATCATGTAGCAGCAGTTCAATGGTTGGAAGACAACCTACCTGCTAACTTCATGGATGACGCAGAAACCGAGTGGATTGGAATTTTTAGAACTAAGCCACCAACCCCAGCAGTTCTAGCAGTTCCATACTTCAACCAAGTAGACAACTATAGAGATGCACATAGAACTTGTAACAGTTCATCGTGTGCTATGTGCCTCGCTTTCCTCAAGCCAGGTAGCATCAAAGGCGATGACGAATACGTTAAGAAAGTATTTGCGATTGGCGATACTACAGACCATGCGGTACAAACGAAGGTACTTGCAGGTTATGGAGTTAAGTCACACTTTAGTTACAATCTTTCTTTTGCTGACGTTGATAAAAGTCTCGATGCTGGGAAACCTGTTGTTATTGGTATCCTACATAGGGGTTCTCTTTCTGCACCTACTGGTGGGCACATGTGTGTTGTAATCGGTAAGACACCAGACGGTAAAGGATACTACGTCAACGATCCATATGGTTCTCTAAATGATAACTATACTGGTCCTGTAACTAACGGTAAAAAGACCGTTTACACCAAAGCAGTTCTTAAGCATCGCTGGTGCCCAGGTGGCAACGATGGTTGGGGCAGAATTTTCGATTGATAGGAGAACAAACAATGGCAAGAATCGACCTTCACAACTTCTTCAAATTTTATGAGGAGAAGAATCCTAACCATGTCAAAGCAGTTCAGTGGTTAGAAGATAATCTTCCAGTCAAGTTCCTTGAGGACAACGTTGATTGGGCGGAGATCTACAGAGGAAAAAAGACTAGTGCTGCGCCAGCCCCTGCTGCCGCAGCTCCAGTAACAGGTGGTGATGATGTTCCACAAATGGGCATTAAGTTAATTAAAGAGTTTGAAGGATGTCATCTAAAAGCATATCCTGATCCTCTTTCTGGAGGTCTCCCAATTACTATTGGTTGGGGTTCAACTCGCAAAAAGGATGGCTCAGCATTCAAACTTGGCGATACACTTACACAACAGGAAGCAGATGAACT